CAAAGCTTTTATGAAAGTCTTTCTACCTTTAAAACATTTGGTAAAGGTTGGACTCGTAGAAATAATGAGACATTAGAAACAGCATTAGAAATGGCAGAACACTAACATGGCAAACAAAACAGTAGATGCACCTAAAGGATTTCACTGGATGAAGTCAGGCAAAGGTTACAAATTAATGAAGGGTGAGTATAAGCCTCACGCTGGTGCAGTAAAGAAAGCCTCCTTTGAAGTACAGAAAGTTCACAAAAAATGACACGAGTATTAACTGATAATCAAACTAAATTCTTAGAAGTCTTGTTTGATGAAGCTGGTGGTAATCATGCCTTAGCAAAAAAACTTGCAGGGTATAGTGAAAACACTCCTACTAAAGCTGTAAGAGATTCTTTAAAAGACGAGATCGTTAGTGCAACTACTGACTACCTAGCTCAAATAGCACCCAAAGCTGCAGTAGCTATGGCTAAAGCATTAGATGATCCTACTGAGTTAGGTATACGAGATAAGATGTCTGCAGCTAAAGACCTGTTAGACAGAGGTGGTTTTGGTAAAGTTGAACGTGTAGATGTTAATTCATCTAGTGGTGGTGTATTTATTTTACCAGCTAAAGAAGGTAAGAACGAATAAAACATGAAGACTTAGGGTATTGGGAATTACCTAAACCTAAAAGAGGAAAAGAAAAACAATGGCACACTATTGCCAGAGTATCTCTTACTACTGTACCTTTCGGGTATGAAGTTAATAAAGATAATGACAGGTTGTTAGAACCTATACGAGATGAACTAGAAGCTTTAGAAGTAGCTAAAAAACATTTACTGCAATACAGTTACAGAGAAGTAGCGCAGTGGTTAACTAGACAAACTGGTAGAAGCCTATCCCATACGGGATTAAAGAAAAGAATTGACATTGAGCGAAAACGTAAAAAAACAATTACTATTAAACGTAAGCTTGCCCAACGACTTGCCCAAACGCTCCAAGAAATCGAGAACCTCGAAACGCAAAAAGTTGGAACTTACTCCAATTAAAGAAAAAGTTGACGCTGTACCTGCTCAATCTGTAGCACCAGCATATGACGTACAAGAAGCTCAGGATGTAGTCTTTAAACCTAATGAAGGACCACAGACAGACTTCTTGTCTTCGTCTGAAAGAGAAGTACTTTACGGTGGAGCAGCAGGTGGTGGTAAATCTTACGCTATGTTGGCTGACCCACTACACGGATTAAATAGTGGAAACTTCAGTGGACTACTAGTACGACACACTACAGAAGAACTACGAGAATTAATACAGAAAAGCCAAGAGTTATATCCTCGTGCTATACCGGGGATTAAATGGTCAGAACGAAAGAGCCAATGGATTTCACCTAGAGGTGGTAGACTTTGGATGTCATACCTAGATAAAGATATGGATGTTACACGCTACCAAGGACAGGCGTTTAACTGGATAGGTTTTGACGAGTTAACACAGTGGAGTTCTCCTTACGCTTGGGACTACATGAGATCTCGTTTACGTAGTGCCTACGCTAAAGAGTTAGGCTTGTATATGAGAGCTACTACAAACCCCGGAGGTGCAGGACATCAATGGGTTAAGAAAATGTTTATTGATCCATCCCCTTCACGAGAACCATTTTGGGCTACTAATATTGAAACAGGAGACACTATTACATTTCCTAAAGGTCACACTAAAGAAGGTGAACCTTTATTTAAACGTAGGTTTATACCTGCAAGTTTATTTGACAATCCTTATCTTGCTGAAGGTGGAGACTATGAAGCAATGCTTCTTTCGCTTCCTGAACATCAAAAGAAACAATTACTAGATGGTAACTGGGATGTTAATGAAGGAGCAGCATTCCCTGAGTTTAATAGAAAGATACATGTAGTTGATCCTTTTAAGATACCTCAAAGCTGGTCTAGATTTAGAGCTTGCGACTACGGGTACGGGAGTCATACAGGTGTACTTTGGCTTGCAGTTTCTCCTAGCGATCAATTAATTGTATACAGAGAATTATATTGTTCTAAAGTTACAGCTACAGACTTGGCAGATATGATCTTAGATGCTGAACAAGAAGACGGAACAATTCGATACGGTGTCTTGGATAGCTCCCTTTGGCATAAGAGAGGTGATACAGGTCCAAGCCTTGCAGAGCAGATGAATATGAAGGGTTGCCGTTGGCGACCTTCAGATCGCTCTAGAGGCTCACGAGTGGCAGGTAAGAATGAGCTACATAGACGCCTGCAGGTAGATGAGTTTACAGACGAACCTCGCCTTGTATTCATGTCTACCTGTACTAATACAATATCACAATTACCTGCAATACCTTTAGATAAAAATAACTCAGAGGATGTAGATACTAAATCAGAAGATCACTTGTATGATGCTTTACGATATGGTATAATGACACGACCTCGTAGTTCAATATGGGACTTTAACCCAGCAACACATAGATCAGGATTTCAAGCGTCTGATCCTACATTTGGATACTAATCAACATGACTGATACAAATAATTTTATGGATACAGATATTTCTTCTTCTTTAGCTGATATAAAAGATACCGAAAATTCGGATGATCCTAAATCAGGTAGTATTACACAATTAGTAGAACACAGATTTAAAAAAGCAGAAGATGCTAGATTTGTTGACGAACAAAGATGGATGAGTGCATACAGAAATTACAGAGGTTTATATTCTGCAGATGTAAAATTTACTGAGGCAGAAAGATCTAGAGTATTTGTAAAAGTAACAAAGACTAAAACTCTAGCAGCATATGGACAAATTGTTGATGTGTTATTTGGCAATAATAAATTTCCATTAACAGTTAATCCTACTAGACTTCCTGAAGGCGTTTCAGAAACTGTTGCATTTGAGACAGATCCTAATGGTCAAAAAATTGCAGAGCAATCAAGAGAGATTTTTTCTAAGCCTAGTCCTTTAATTACAGCAGATACAGTACTAGAACCCGGAGAAACATTAAACTCATTAAAAGAACGACTAGGTCCAATTAAAAAGAAATTAGAACCTATTTCAGATTTATTAAGTGAAAGTGTACCTGTTACACCTACATCTGTTTCTTTTCATCCTGCGATGGTTGCAGCTAAGAAAATGCAAAAGAAAATACATGATCAGCTAGAAGAGTCAAATGCTAATAAACAATTACGTTTAGCTGCATTTGAATTAGCTTTGTTTGGTACAGGTATTATGAAAGGCCCATTAGCTACAAATAAAGAGTACCCTAACTGGAGTGACGATGGTGAGTATGATCCTGTAGTAAAAACTGTACCTTCAACAAACTACGTTTCAGTGTGGAACTTTTATCCTGATCCTGATGCAGCTAACATGGATGAAGCAGAGTATTGTTTAGAACGTCACAAAATGTCTCGTTCACAAATGAGAGCTTTAAAAAAACGTCCTTTCTTTCGATCTAATGCAATAGATAACGCCATTGAGTTAGGAGAGTCCTACGAGAAGAAATGGTGGGAACAAGAAATGGAAGATGACGCACAGCAAAGTTCTGCAGAGCGTTATGATGTACAAGAGTTTTGGGGTTTTATTGACGTAGATATACTAAAAGAACACGATGTAACTATACCTAAAGAATTAAAAGACTTAGATGAAGTAAGTACAAATGTATGGGTGTGTAACGGACAAGTACTACGTTTAGTTATGAATCCATTTAAACCTGCAATTATACCTTATTATGCTGTACCTTACGAGATAAACCCTTACTCGTTTTTTGGTGTAGGCATTGCAGAAAACATGGACGATACTCAGACACTTATGAATGGGTTTATGCGTATGGCTGTAGACAATGCTGTACTGAGTGGTAACTTACTTATAGAAGTTGACGAGACTAACTTAGTCCCCGGTCAAGACATGAGTGTGTATCCCGGTAAAGTATTCCGTAGACAAGGTGGCGCACCGGGGCAAGGTATTTTTGGTACTAAGTTTCCTAACGTAGCTCAAGAGAACATGCAGCTATTCGATAAGGCTAGAGTACTAGCTGATGAAAGCACAGGCTTCCCTAGCTTTGCTCACGGGCAAACTGGTGTGTCAGGTGTAGGACGTACTGCGTCAGGTATCTCTATGCTTATGGGTGCGGCAAATGGTAGCATACGAACAGTAGTTAAAAATGTAGATGACTATTTAATCGGGCCATTAGGTAAAGCATTCTTTAGTTTTAATATGCAGTTTGATTATGACACAGAAATTAAAGGTGACTTAGAAGTAAAAGCTAGTGGTACAGAAAGTCTTATGGCTAATGAAGTACGTAGTCAAAGACTAATGCAATTCTTAGGTGTTGTACAAAATCCAATACTTGCACCATTTGCTAAGATGGACTTTATCATTAGAGAGATAGCTAAGAGTATGGATTTAGATCCTGATAAGGTTACTAACTCTCTAGGTGACGCAGCTATACAAGCTGAGATATTTAAAAAGTTTAAAGAAGAAAATCCTGAAGCTGCTCCAGAAGCACAAGCTCCTCCACAAGGTGTGCCTCCTGTAGCTTCTCCTGCTGCTGCTAGACCTGCTAAAGCTCCTGCTGGTGGGCAACCACCTGCTGGCGTACAAGTCCAAGACACTCAAGGATCAGGTGGAGGTAACATGGGTACAGGAACTGTTCCTACTCCGGGTGAACAAGGCTTTACAGGAAATGTACAATAATGGGATTTAAAGTAAAGAACGTTCCTTTTTTACCTGATGGTGGCAGAGCTATAAATGATGGCATAAATCAATTTATTGATACTTTTATTGATCCTTTATTTAAATCAAAAACCAAAAAAGACTTAGGCATTACATCTAGTGGTAAAGAAAACCCTCCCTTTAAAGGAGAACGTAGTCTTTCTGAAAGCGAAATGCAAAGATCAGATTCTCGTGTAATGGCAGAACTAGAATTAGAAGAATTAGAAAATAGACAAAGACCACCAGCAGATAGCAAATTTATATTACAATATTATGACCCTGTTGTTTCTAGTTTGAAAGCAATGGACATTTCTAAAACTGGGACTAAAGGAAAAAATATAATAGCTAATTTATACAAAAGATCTCCTGAAATAAAAACAGCATCTTTTGAATTTAGAGATTTAGAAAGTGTTATTGATCCAGAAAAATTATATACTAAATCTGAAATAATAAAAATAGCTGACCGACAAGGGCTAGATGTATCAGCAGAAGTTTATGAAGGACATTCTGTTAAATATGGATATCAACAAAGACAAAATTTAGATATAACTTCTAATTTAACAGAAGATGAAACAAACAATTTAATAAAATTACTTAAACAACAACCTCGTCATAAAGATAATTCAGAAGGATTTATAAGAAGAAACTTAAAAGAAATTTTATTTGAGCAAGCAGATAGTGAGTTACTTGATGAAAATACTAATAAATATTTTGAAATAAACTTACGTGTAAATAAAATACGCAATCGACCAATTCTTTCTGGTGCTTATGGGTATGATGCTGCAATGGCTCGAAACGAACATCTTTTAAAACATGGTGATGGTAACGTATTTACTATGCCTTCGGTATTACATTTTCCTAATTCATTAGCTCACACTAGAGGTGTAATAATGGATGTAGCAAAACCTAACGGTGCAAAAGAACGTGTACTTATAGTAGAAGAATTTCAAACAGACTTGTTTAAAAAAGACCAAAAAATTACAGAATTAACAAAGCAAGGTTTAGACAACAAAACATTAAAAACACCTATAAAAAAACATGCAGACTATATAGAAAAACTTATGTACTCTTTAATTATTCACGGTAAAAATAATAATGTATCAAAAATAATTGTTCCTAAAATGGATAGGATAAACGAAGCACGAGAAGGCACTTTTGATTTTACATTAAATAAAAAAATATATGAGAGTGCAGTTACAAGTACTCTTAAAAAAATAAAAGCTGAGTTTGGTAATACAGTTACTATAGGACAACATAAAATTCCGTATAATAGCAATCCTGTATTATTAAAAAAACAAGCGGATGCAATAACAAGAAAGTACGGTATAAATTCTGATACTGTTAAAGAAGATATATTTGATATACATAAAGAATATTATGATGATTTTTTTACTACACAATTAAATCCAGCTTTTGAAGAACTAAAAATAACACGAAGCAAATTAGCTATGCCTGAATCAGAGCGTGATATGTTAGCATTAAAATTTATAAGTGTACGTGCAAAATTTGATAAAAAATTTAGTAGAAAAACATTAACCGTATCTAACCAGTCTATATATAATCAGGGTATAGTAAAAGCATATGACGAGTTAGATTTTAGTACTGTAATAAGCAAATTAGTAAGTGCGCAAAACCAAATAAATAAAGGAGGTTCTACGTTTTTTGATGAAAGAGAATTAGACGACCTAATAGAATTAATAAAAACTGAACCTTTATTTACAAAACATCTACTCCGAAATGAAATTGAAAAACTATATACTACTGTAGATAAACATATAATTGACACACAATCTATATATAATACCGTAGAAAAAAAAGGGCTAAATATAGATAACTACGGATTAATACCAAAAGAACTTGAAGTTGGAACTTTAACTTTTGCATCTAAAAGTGTAGAAGATTCTGTAAGTTATTTAAAAAGATTAACTAAACTGCATAATTTTGTTGCTAAAGTTTCAGACCCGTATGCTGCGCTTAGTTCACGAGACAAAATTTATAGCCAAACACAAATAGAGTTAGGAAAAAACATTAACTTGTATCTTCCTAAAGGAATTACACCATTAACTTATAATGCAAGTAGAGATAAAGTAGATAGTGGTTATAGGCAATTAAAACTTTATAGAGAAATAATAGGTGCAGCAGAAGAATTAAGAATACTACAAAATCAAATAGATAAACAAAAAAATATGTCACAAGTAGGATACTCTATTGATATATCTAATTTAAATTTAGATGCAGATCAAGTTGGAATGGATATTCAAGCTAGAGGATTTTCTAAAGGTGGTTTAGTTAACAAAGGTTTAATGTCTAGGTCTACTGCATGAAAGAGTTAAAACAAATAGTAAACACAAAACCTGTATGGGATTCTTTCTTAGAATACTTAGATGAGACTATTACTTTAGTACATAAAAGATTAGAACAAGAAGCAGACGTAGAAAAGATATACAGAGCGCAAGGCGAGATAGCTGCACTTAGACGTTTAAAGTATATGAGAGATGAATTTAATAGTGACACAAAGGGATTATACTAATGGCTATGGAAAAACAAATGGAGATGTTTGCTTTAGGTGGACTAGATGATGATGGACTGTCTAGAGATCCTGTAAGCGGTAATGAGATACCACCGGGAAGTATGGCTAACGAAGTACGTGATGATGTAGAAGCTAGACTTAGTGATGGCGAGTATGTAGTTCCAGCTAACGTAGTTAGATTTTTTGGTGTTAAGT